TAAACTAGCTGGACAGATCGATATTGAGACAGCGTACAGTGAAGAGTCAAAGGCTAAGATATTGCCTTACATGGCTAACTGTCTTGGAATATACGATCAGGCTTGGCAGTCGTACACGAGAAAGAAACTAGATAAAGCACCAGAGTATGTGTTGAGTGCGTTATGGATTAATTATCAGAAACAGAATGAGTTTAATCCACCGCATGATCATGACGGTAAGTTATCGTTTGTTATTTATTGTGAGATACCTGAGAAGTTAAAAGAAGAGAATAAGAAGTATAAAGGTAGAAGCTGTGGCCCTGGAGGTATACAGTTTTTATATGGTGAAGGAACGAGAGACGCTATAACTTACATGTCTCATTTCCCAGAACAAGGTGAGATGTTTATGTTCCCTGCTTGGCTAAAACATTGGGTGAGTCCTTTTCAGTCTGATTGTACGAGGATTTCTGTATCTGGTAACATCCATGATTCGGCGCCCTTGAATAATATACAAAGGTTCGGGCCTGAGTATGTGAAGGATAAGGAGAGTCGTACTAAGTCTGGACCTTTAGATCCAGAGATTACTGAATCGGGGACGCCTGAGTGATAAAGAAACTAGACAAGTACACCTATGTCGGCGGCACACGGTACATGGACAACGGATCACGGAACTATGACGTTGCAGGCTACAGATTACCATCGGTGACAACAATATTAGGGAGAACTAAAGATGACACGTTCCTCAAAGATTGGATTAAGAAAAAAGGCAAAAAAGAGGCAGAGCGTATTAAAACGGCTTCGGCAGTACGTGGCACGAGTATGCATAAGTATCTCGAGAATTATGTATTAGGCAAAGGCTACGAAGATTTAACAGACTTGGGACAAGAGACAAAACGTATGGCTGAGAAGGTCATAGAGGTGGGTCTAGCGCCTGTCTCAGGTTATTTCGGGTCAGAGGTCACGATTTATTATCCGGGCCTTTACGCAGGCTCTACGGATCTAGTTGGTATACACAACGACAAAGAAACCATCATCGACTTCAAACAAGCAAACAGACCCAAGAGAGAAGAATGGATTGGTGATTACAAATTGCAAGCTGGTGCATATGCCATGGCACATGACCACGTTCACGGCTCTAACATTGAACAAGCTGTGATAATGGTATGTACCCCTGACCTATATTACCAAGAATTCAAGATTGACGGGCATAATTTACGTAGAGCAAAACACGACTTTCTACGAAGATTAGACAGGTATCACGAATTATTAAGAGAAGAAGAGGAGAAACCAACGTATGGCTCATAAAGTTATATACGATGCTTTGATTAAAAAATACGAAGCAGACATAGCCGACGCCAGTGCAAAGATAACTATCTTGATGACTGAGACTAGAATCATACCAGAGCACATAGATGTGACTGGTGAAATTGATAAGTTGTTGGGCAAGATAGAAGAGGCAGAATCAAGAATGGCAATATTGCAGCGGGTTTATGGCGTAAATGTGGCAGTTAATTAGACAGTATAGTAATTATTTTCATAAATTTTTTTATTTTTTAAAAAATTTATATGTAAAATGTCCAGTGTAAAATGTCCATATAGTCAAAAAAGTCAATAAACACGTAGGTATATGGGGGGCAGACTGGACATTTTAGGTCAAAAAAATGATAAATTTGTGGTAAATATTACTATATAAGGACATTTTAGGAGTAGGATTGGACATTTTATGAAACGAAAAAAGAGATACAAACATGCAACCATAGGTAAAAAGAAGTATTACTTCTATAAAATCATATGGGAAGATCCGTGCGGCGACGCTGGGCATGCAGACATAGATGAGATGAAGAAGTTAAAACCTGCTATTATGATTTCACAAGCATACATCTTTGCAAAAGATAAAAAATGTGTCTGGACTTTTGCTTCCTACGATACAGAGTCTGCCGTCTTTTCAGATCGTAATTGTTTTCCAAGAAGTATAATTAAAAAAATGGAAAGGATTACTCTGTAATCTTTTTGGTGTCGGGGGTCACATCTATAATCTGTGAGTAGTCGTCTAAAATTTGTTTCATCTTTGCTTCTAGCTCTTGTTCTGATAGGTCCTCTAGCTTTCCTGTTTTTATTATTTTGCGGTCTATATATAATCCTGCTGCTTTGCCTCTGTTTGTTTCCGCATTCACTGCAGCACTCCACGCCCCCTTCTTTAAAGCGGCGTCTTTAATTCGCCCAAGTTCTGCCACATGGCTGGCGTAATTCACTTCGTATTTTTTAAGTCTCTCTTCTTTTAACTCACCAATATATTTTACGACTAGCGGGTTTAGTCTTGGGTTGGTTAGCTCGGATCCCTCCTGCCTACAACGCTTCTCACTGTAGCCCGCTAGTTTTGCGGCCTCGGTCTTTGTAAGTGGTCCATCTGGTCCACCAAATACCAGTAGCTCGGCAAATCTTTTTTGCATTTCTGTCAATCTTTTTGGTAATCCCATAATTTATCTCCGGTCATGGGCGGGACAAAGCATCTTAACCGCCAATGACCTTACTTGACAATTTAGAGTAACAGTCCTATAATGTCAAGTATGGTAACAAGCAATAAAGATGCTGCCAAAATATGGGCAGAGATAGAGAAAGCCAGAAATAGAACACCCAAAGAGGAAAGAGGGTCAAACGATTTGGAGAGAAGAATAGATGATTTGATGACTATTAATAAAAAGCATCAGCAACAAAATGGTGACCTTATGAAAGATAATATCTTTTATAAAAAGAAAGCAGAGCACTATCAAATTATGTCAGATCAGTTGAAGAAAGAGTTAGAAGAGTTAAAAAGAAAAACTGTAGGTATGTTGACAGAGTATAGAAACAAAGGTGATGTGTAATGTATGTCAAACATCTACAACAATATCTAGATCAATTTACAGACGGACGTAAAGGTAATGCTGTAAGTAATGCTACTATCTACGTGCAAGTCGGTGGTCACCTTGAAGAGATCAGACGTATAGAAGTTCAGGAGAGTAATATTATTGGTAATGACTCGATTAGAGTTGTGTTTAAACCAACAAAAAACAGAATATTATTGGCTCCTACAATACCAGAGTAACTCCGAAAAACTCATGGGTCCAGAGGCAAAACTTTACAAAAAAATTAAGAAAGCAACTCCTACAATATCGTGGAATAGAATAGAAAATTTAGCGTTTCCTGGTATGCCAGATGCGTTGGCTTACAATAAATATAATCAATTCTTTACTGTTGAGTTTAAAGTCACGAAGAGTAACAAAGTGAGACTTAGTCCACATCAAGTGGCATGGCATATGCGCCATCCATACAACACGTTCATCTGCATTGAGCACCTCGGTTCATGCACCGTGAAACTTTATGAAGGGTCCGTGGTTCGGGACCTTGTAGCTTGTGGCTTGGAGCTTGAACCTTGTAGCTTGGGGCTTGAAGCTTGTTGCTTGCGGCTTACGCAGCTTGGTGCTTGAGGCTTGTAGCTTAAGCCGGTAACGTCCACGTGAAAATTAGGGGCCACCCAGATCTTCTTAGTGCTGGCCATATGCAACATTCTTTACAGCCGGGTCCCAGCAGGCACGGCAATCTCTACATTCGTTACCTTGTTTAGGGGCTGGACATGTTGGTCCAGAGGTTACAACCGTAGAAGTTGCGGGCCATGATGCAGGGGCCGGCTGGTTCACCATCGGTGAACTAAACCTAATAACTAAATTATCAGGCTTCAACGAAAGGAAGGCTTTGACCCATGCTTCACGGGTCGGCATCCAATGCTTAACAGTAGGTGTTAATTTACATACTGCGAAGATCTTGATTAGATGGTCCTCGTCCTGCACATCGCCAGAATCGTGCCATCTAAAAAACTTTGATTTTTTTGAATTAATTATTGTTGCCATGGCTCCAGTCCAAAGCTGGTGCCTGATGGCCTTCAGGCGGAAGTATTGCGCATCCTGGACAACTTTAAAAACATAGCAGCCCTTCAGTGCATAACAATCATGACACACTGAACCAGGGATCTTGACTAGTCGTGATCCGGTCTTGCATTCTTTAGCTGGTAAACCGTAGGCCCAGCCTGGCATCTTGCTGGGCTTTGATAATGATCCTGTAATCTTTAATGCATCTATAACTTTCATAATTTCTTATACTCTCCAATTGTGTCAAGCTTGTGGCTTGGGCCCTCTTGTGCCTCTACAAGTAAAACTTGCGGACAGAGATTTGGGGTCCCCCAAGCCTGTGGCTTGGCGCTTGAAGCTTGCGGCTTGCCGGCGCCAGGTCACTTGTTGCTTGGTCCAGAGGCCAGCCGCGTTGTTTAACGGAGCCTGCTCCAGCCTACTTGACCCCAGATCACTCACTCTCTAGAATTTCTTCTGCCCATGGCCATCGGGGCGTAAGTGATCAGGGCTCAAGTTTGGCCAAGTATCTCACTGCCTAGGTTTACCTCCAGTGTACTTGACCCCAGATCGGCGGTGCGCACTCCCTTAACCCGAAGGTTGGTTGTTCTTGTCGCCGATCAGGGCTCAAGAGTTTTCTACATCATCTAGCCAAACTTCGTCGGCTCCCCATAATTTAGGGTTTTGTTTTAACTCTAGATTTACATCTTGATAAACTATTTCTTTATCAGGTGTACCTTCAAATTTAAGTTTAATTGTAAATATCATATTGACATCATATATAATAAATGATAGTCCTATTGTCAAGCATAAAAATAACGAAAGGAATAATTATATGCCAAAAACTATGACGAAGTATCAACTAGACCATTTCAAAGAAAAGGTGAGAAGAAACTTCAACCCTTTAATTGAAGAACAGGAACTGTTGGTAAAACAATATAGAGCCGAAGCAACTGAAAAGATAGTCGGTAAGTTAGCCAAAAAAATGGGCGCTGACAAAATACTTGCTGACTTTGAGAAGGCGGAAACGCAACTGAAGGCGGTACAAGATAAAGCCCGAACCTTCTTCAAGAAGAAGGCCGAACAAGACAAAGAGAAAAATCTTAATTACAATATAAGAGAACGTGAAGAAAAGATATCTCTTAAAGATTGTAAAGATCAACTAACTGACTGGGCGCGTGATCTTGTTGATAGAGAGATAAGAAGATTGCCTGAAGGTTTGAAACTCAAACAACTTGAGGACTTAAAACAAAAAGCGATTGACACAGTTATGGAAAGCGGAACACCTGAAGATTTAATCAAAGCGCTTGACGCAACAACTAAAAAGATTGGTATTGCGTGGGTTGTTGATACTTCCAAAATAAAACAAATCGCAAGCAATTAACACTTGACAATGTGTAGGACTTCCTATAAAGTCCTACACATAACGAAAGGCAGAAATGGACAGAGATAAACTAATGGCACAAACAGACTTTATTGTTTCATGGCACGCAAAGAAATATAACAAGTTTATATGGCGTGTTGGCAACATGAGTAAAGATGGTTGCAGAACATGGGAACAAGATGGTAAAAAGTATATGTGTTTTTGGGACACAGTATTAGAGAGATATACAACTTGCATTGACCCAATGATAACATACAAACGAAAGGTATCATGAATATATACAATTTAATTTTATACATAGGACTAGCGCTCATGGCGCTAGGACTAATTACGTTTTTTGTTTCCTGCATGATGGAACGATATTACGATAAGAAGTTAAGGGACATAGATAAGAAGATAAGAGCCCATGACTCATGGCGCAATAAGAATTGACATAACAATAGTTATGGGATAATATTGGATTATGACAATGCTTAAAAAAATAGAAAATAAGAATGACAACCCAACATTATCTGACGCACAAAAATTTGTGGGCGGGTATGTTGAACTTGTTAAGGTGAAAGATGGTATCTTACTTATTGATGAAGAGGGTAAGTTAAAAGATAAACCAGTGAATGTTGACGCAAGTAAATTATACTTCGACACTTATGGTGATCAAGATATAATTGTTGGTCCTGCAATCTATATACCTAACAATGTGCCTTCGGAGTGGCACGGCTAAACTATAAACCCTGGGCCCCCTGCGGGGGCCCAGGGGTCCCAGACCATTTTACAAAATACAATAACCATTGACCCCGTCCCCCCTTTATTTGCAAAAAGGGGTCCCACTGCTTTTGCATATAGTGCTTGATTTAGACACCCACCCCCTGTAAAAACGTTTTGGTACCATGGACTTGAATAAGGTAAATATAGAAAAATTACCTGCAGATGTACGTAGGGTCTTTAAACAACTTCAAGTGCTCCATGCAGAAAAAAAGATACAGAACAAAGCAAAGAATGATTTTTTATCTTTTGTAAAATGTATGTGGCCTGATTTTGTAGAGGGCTCCCACCATAGACACATTGCAGATAAATTTAATAAATTGGCAACCGGTGAAATAAAACGGTTGATTATTAATATGCCACCAAGGCATACAAAGTCTGAGTTTGCATCTTATCTTTTGCCATCGTGGATGGTGGGCCGTGAACCAAAACTCAAGATCATACAAACCACACACAACGCAGAACTAGCCGTGCGGTTTGGCAGGAAGTCAAAGAATCTAATTGACTCGGAAGATTATCAAAAAATTTTTAAAACAACTTTACAAGAGGACTCGAAAGCTGCAGGACGTTGGGAGACAGCACAGGGCGGCGAA